TTGCCGATACCACGATCTCTCAGCGTATCGCGGCTGCTGAGGCCGAGAGTTCGGGTGCTGTGACCGAGCAAATGCTCAAGGACGCGATCACCGAATTCCTGACCGTCAAGAAGTCGGCGGCCAAGGCGCAGGAGATCCTCCGCACGGCCACCGGCCACGCCGCCATCACCTTCATGAAGAACGACGCCGACCCGGCCGCCCTCTTCAAGAAGGCCTACGACGCGATCAAGGCGGAGCTCGGGGTCAATGGCTGAGGACCGCGCCCACTCCAAGTACGGCGGCTCGTCGGCTTCGCGCTGGATGGCCTGCCCGGGGTCGGTCGTCCTGTGCGAGCAGGCACCGCCGCCCCCCACATCCAGCTTCGCCCGCCGAGGCACCGTCGCCCACAACGTGGCCGAGCGGTATCTGCCGCTCCGCGTGGCAGGCTCCGAGGCCAGCCCCCGCCAGGACATCGGCAAGGACTTCTTCGAGGACGGCGAGAAGATCACCTTCCTCAAGGAAGACGCCGAGGCTGTCGAGGTCTACCTCGACGCAGTGGCCGCGGAGTACGCCGAGGATCCGGGCTCGCAGCTCTTCATCGAGCAGCGGTTTGTCCTCGACGTAGCTCCGGCGCTACAAGGCGAGGTCTTTGGCCGCAACGACGCCATGATTTACTCGCCTGCTCGCGAGAAGCTGGTGGTCTTCGACTACAAGCACGGCGCGGGCGTGGCGGTGAAGGCGGAGAACAACGCGCAGGCCTTGTTCTACGCGACCGGCGCGCTGATGGGCCGTGACGACTGGAGGGTCTCGACCGTCGAGGTTGTCATCGTCCAGCCGCGCAGCTTCGACGCCGCGCAGGACCACGGCGGCGTCAAGCGGTGGTCGTTCGATCTCATGACGGTCATGGAGTTCTACGACACGCTCGCGTCGGCCATCCATCGGTGCGTCGAGGCGGAGCGCGCGCACCAGACCGTCGCCAGCGGCGACCTCGCGAATTGGGGGCAGGTGTGGCTGGCGCCGGGCGACCACTGCCGCTGGTGCGCGGCGGCGCTGACATGCCCGGCCATCGAGCAGCGCGCCCTCAAGGAGGCAGGCCTTGCCTTCTCGTCGGTCGTCGAGGCCACGCCCTCGGCGCTGCCGGAACCGGCCAGGCTCGACGTCGAGCGCATGGCCGGCATCCTGCGCGCCGCCGACGTGCTCGAAGGCTGGTTCGACCAGGTCAGGCGTCGTGCCTTCGAGGAGGCGCAGGCTGGCCGCGACATCCCGGGCTTCAAGCTCGTGGAGAAGCAGGCCCGCCGCAAGTGGACCGACGACGAGCACTCGATCGCCGGCTACCTCGCCTCGTCCTACGGCGTGGACGTCAACGACCTCATGCCGCCAAAGCTCGTCACGATCACCGAGGCGGAGAAGCTCCTGGCCTCTGCCCTTGGCGGCGCGAAGAACGCCAAGGCGGCGAAGGACGACGTGAGCCTCAAGTTCACGATCAAGGAAAGTTCTGGCCTGACACTCGTCGCGGCCAGCGACAAGAGGGACGCGGTTGTTCCGGCCGCCGCGTTCGCCACTGTTTCCGTGCCGGCGACCTAGCAAGAGAGCTACCAGATGAACACCGAAATGATGAACACCCGTTTCAGCGCCGACGCTATCCAGAAGATGGTGGCCGGCAACCCCTGCGTCCGGCTCGAGAGCGGCGACATCCGCTTGCCCCCGGCCCGCCTGTCCTTCACCAACCTGGACAAGCCGGGGCGGAACCTTAACGACCCCACCAAGGAGGGCAAGTACGGCGCGAACCTCGTCTTCCCCTTCGCCGGCGCCGAGCTGCTCGCGCCGCTCGTGACCGCGCGCAACGATCTCCTCAAGGCCACGTTCCCGAACAACCCGACGGGTGCCGGCATGAAGAACCCGTTCAAGAACCAGGCCGAGCGCGTCGCCCCCGACAAGGGCGGCACCAACCCGGCCGGCAAGTCCTTCGGCGGGTACGTGCCCGGCCTTGTCTACATCTCGGCCACAGGCAACCAGCGCCCGAGCATGTGGAAGCCGCCCTTCGTGCAGGGCAACCCGACGGCCGTCATCACGATCGAGGAGATCAACGAGGCCTTCTACCCGGGCGCGTGGGCGATCGCCGTCGTGCGCGCCTACGCCTCGAAGCAGTCGGCCAACCCGGGCGTTTTCTTCGGCCTGCAGTCGCTCTTCAAGCTGGCCGATGACAACAAGCTCGGCGGCGGTGGCGGCATCGACCCGAAGGCGGCCTTCGGCGGTATCCAGATCGACAACTCCGTCGACGCTGCGTCGCTGTTCTGAGGACCGGCTGATGATCGCGGCGCACCTCGATTTCGAGACCTACTCGACCTGTGACCTTCGGGCCGCAGGCGCCCACGCCTACGCAGAAGACCCCTCAACGGGGGTCTGGTGCATGGCATGGTGCATCGGGGAGGCGCCGGTCATGACGTGGAAGCCGGGAGAGCCTGACCCCGAGGATCTCCTGGCCTTCATCCGCGACGGCGGCAAGATCGTCATCCACAACGCGCAGTTCGACCGCCAGATCTGGAACAAGGTCGTGCGGCGCGACCGCCCCCACTGGCCCGAGATCCAGATCGGTCAGACGATCTGCACCATGGCCAGGGCGCAGGCCATGGCCTTGCCAGCCTCTCTCGACCAGCTTGGCTACGCGCTCGGCCTCAAGATCCAGAAGGACAAGGACGGCGCCGCGCTCATGATGCGCATGTGCCGGCCGCGCAAGGTCGGCCTGACCCAGGAAGAATGCCCGGCCTGCCATGGCAAAGGAATTTGGCGCGATGAACACGAGCGCACGTGGGACTGCACGACGTGCAGCGGCGACGGTTTCATCGTGAACCCTAACGGCGTCGTTTGGTGGGATGAGCCCGAGAAGATCGACCGCCTCACCGACTATTGCCGCATCGACGTCGAGGCCGAGCGCCTGGCCGACGAGGCGCTGCCGTTCCTCCCCGCCGCCGAGCAGGAAGTCTACGAGCTCGACCAGCTCATCAACGAGCGCGGCGTCATGATCGACCTGCCAATCGTTCGCAAGGCCGTCGCGGTCGTCAAGGAGGCCAAGCGCCGGGCCGACGAGCGCATGTGGTATCTCACCGACGGCGAGGTACAGAAGACCACGGAGACGGCCAAGCTCGTCGCCTGGATCAACTCGAAGGGCGTGCCGTGCGAGAGCGTGGCCAAAGGGGAGACGGAGGAGCTGATCCTCCGCGCCACCGTCACCGACAACCCTGTCGTCGAGGAGGTCGTGCGCCTGCGCAAGGCGGCGGCGAAGAGCTCGGCGGCCAAGTTCACGGCCATGGAGAAGAGCGCCTGCGTCGACGGCCGTGTGCGCGGCACGCTGGCCTACCACGGCGCGGCCACCGGGCGATGGGCCGGGCGCCTCATCCAGCCGCAGAACCTCCCCCGCGTCGACCCTGACCGCGACCTGCCTGACGTCGAGCGGGCGCTCACCCTACTCGGCCTCGACATGCGGCCGGCCGAGATCGTCGACGCGCTGGAGATGCTGACGGGCCAGCCCATGGAGACGCTCTCGAAGTGCCTCCGCGCCATGCTCATCGCCGGCCCGGGCAAGAAGTTCGTCGGCGGCGACTTCTCCAACATCGAGGGCCGCGTCAATGCGTGGCTCGCCGGCGAGGACTGGAAGGTCCAGGCCTTCCGCGACTTCGACGCCGGCGCAGGCAACGACCTTTACAAGCTGGCCTACGCGCGCTCGTTCGGCGTCAAGGTCGAGGACGTCAGCAAGGCCGACCGCCAGATCGGCAAGGTCATGGAGCTGGCGCTCGGCTACCAGGGCGGCGTCGGCGCCTTCCAGACCATGGCCTCGGGGTACGGGATCAAGGTCACGGACGAGCGGGCCGACGAGCTCAAGCGCGCGTGGCGCGAGGCGCACCCGCGCATCGTCCAGTCGTGGTGGGATCTCAGCGATGCGGCCATCGCGGCCGTCGGCTCGCCGGGCGAGATCACGCAGGTCCTTGAAGGCCGCATCCGCTACCGCGCGTCGAACGGCTTCCTGTTCTGCCGTCTGCCGTCCGGCCGGTGCCTGGCCTACGCCAAGCCTCGCCTCGTGCAGGTCGAAGACCTGCGCGGCCGGATGCGCTACCAGATCGAGTACGACGCGGTCGACAGCGTCACCCGCCGGTGGGGCCCGTCGCGGCTCTACGGCGGGCTGCAGTGCGAGAACGTCGTGCAGGCTATCGCGCGGGACGTGATGGTAGCTTCTATGCTACAAGCCGAGGACGCCGGGCTCCCTGTCGTGCTGACGGTCCACGACGAGCTTCTCTGCGAGACGGGGCCGGAGGGCGACGCCGAGGTGCTCCGCAAGATCATGGCCACCGTGCCGGAGTGGGCCGAGGGCCTGCCGATCGCCGCCGCAACCTGGGAGGACAAGCGCTATGTCAAATAGGGAAGCCTACCCCAAGCACCTCATCAACCGCGTCCTCACGCGCGGGATGACGCTCTTCCCGAGCAAGGCCTACGTGTTCCGCTCGGGCCTCATCACCTGCCCGGTGCCGCTCGACCAGGGCGCTGTCGCGCTCAAGGCTCTCGGCGGGATCGCCGCCTACGCCATCAACATTCGCCCGAAGGAGGGGTACCATGGCCACGTCGTCGGATAGCCGACTGTCGCCGCAGCAGCAGAAGCTCGTCGGAGAGCTGGAAGGGCGCGGCGACGTCAACATCGAGTACCTGTACCGGCGCGTCTTCGGCGAGCCCGACCCCGAGATGAAGGTCTGGCGGATGCAGCAGAAGCTCGGCTCTCTCATCGTCAAGGTCAACGATCGCCTCGGCCGCAAGGCCATCCTGCCTGGACGGATCAAGCAGACCTATACGCTTGCCGACTGAGTAGCACCAATGCTGCCTCCTTGCATTCGGAAACGGGGCGAACGCTATCAAGTGCGGGTACGAAGCCGTATCAAAGGAAAGCAAGCGTCCTACACTTTCGACACCTTAAATGAAGCTCGCGACTTTGTTGATTTATTTAAAGGCGAGCCTCCGCGGACGTTGGGGCTGGACGAATATATTAGGCAGACTTTCGAGTACTTCCCACTTACGGGGGAGATAAAATACAAGCGAGACCGGAGAACGTGGGCGAAACGAGGCGATCTTGCGACCGCTCGGAGACGAGACGGCTACGAGCATCTGTTCGTAATGTGGGGTGAAAGGCCTCGTAAAAAGAAGCAGATCGTGGCCCACCGGGTTGCCTGGTTCCTGATGACTGGCGCGTGGCCGGAGGGTGTAATCGACCACGTTGACGGCGATAGGGCCAACAACAGGTGGGCAAACCTTCGCGATGTCACCACGAAAATGAACAACGCCAACCGAGCATTCTCCTACACACGGCAGATTGTCCGGTACGCCAACAAATACTTCATCGTCTCGGACGGGTACGACAGTGCGGCGGACGCCGAGAGGGAACTGAGGGCGAGAGAATGTCTGTTCTAGGGGAAGCAGCTTTTGAGTGGGCGTCCCGCGGTTTCGCGGTATTCCCGCTCGCCCAGGGGGTGAAGGTCCCGATGGCCGGCATGGACTGGCGCGCGCTCGTCGTTCGCGATGAGATCGCGGCGTGGGAAGTCTGGCAGAAGTACCCGCAGGCCAACATCGGCGTGCGCTGCGAAGGCCTCATCGTCGTCGACGTCGACGAGGGGAAACATCCCGGCGCGATGGCGTCGTTCAAGGCTCTCGGGCTGCCCGACACGCTGACGGTGGCCACGCCTACGGGCGGGACGCACCACTACTACCGGACGGCCATCGACGTCGCGAACAGCGCCAGCAAGATCGCTCCTGGCATCGATATCCGCGGGGTAGACGGGTACGTCGTCGCGCCGGGCAGCCGTACCGCCGTCGGGGAGTACCGCGTCCTTCACGATCTCCCCGTGGCCGAAGCGCCCGAAAGCCTCATCGCCGCCTGCCGCAAGCCCAAGGAGAAGACCGGCGAGCGCGTCGTAGACTGGAGCGCGCCGCCCTCGCCGCCGTCGCGCGTCGCCGACGCCAGGTCCTACCTGACGGACCCGCGGACGCTGGTAGCCGTGGAGGGCGCCGGCGGGGATCACACGACCTTCACCGTGGCCTGCGCGCTCTCCGACCGTGGTGTCACGCCCGCCGAGGCGCTCGAGCTCATGCTCGACCACTGGAACGATCGCTGCCTACCGCCGTGGACGCCCGAGGACCTCCGCGTCAAAGTCGACAACGCCTTCCGCTATTCGGAGAACAGCCACGGCCTTCGCGCCGCCGACAAGATCTTCGAGGGCGTGAACGTCCCGCCCGAGGCCGTGCCGACGGACGACTGGCAGGTGATCTGCGCGGCCAGCTTCTCGGACGAGGAGGAATTGCCGGAGCGGGAGTGGCTGGTGCCGGACTTCATCCCGGTTGGCTACGTCACCCTGCTCTACGGCGACGGTGGCATCGGCAAGTCGACGGCGGCCATGCAGCTCGCTCACGCGACGGCCACCGGCGGCGAGTGGCTCGGGATGGCCGTCGGCAAGCGCGGCCCCGTTGTGGTCATGTCGGCCGAGGAAGAGAAGGGCGATCTCCACCGCCGGCTTGCCAGCGTGAAGGGGCCGTTCGGCCGGTTCGCCGGGATGCGCGACATCCACCTCATCCCTCGCGCCGGCCTCGACAGCGTGCTCGTCAAGTTCGACCGGGACGGTGCGCTGTCCCTGACGCCTCAGTGGCGCAAGCTCGCCGAGACCTGCGCGCGCCTCAAGCCGTCGCTGCTCGTCATCGACAACCTGGCCGACATCTTCCAGGGCAACGAGGTCGACAAGACGCAGGCCCGCCAGACCATGAACGTGCTGCAGTCGATCTGCTCCAACCTCGGAACGACGGTCCTGCTGCTGGCCCACCCGTCGAGGACCGGCATGGCCACCGGCGACGGGTCGAGCGGCAACACCGCGTGGTCGAACAGCGCCCGTTCACGCATCTACCTCGAGCGCCACAAGACCGACAAGGGCATCTATCTCATGTCGCTCAAGAAGGCCAACTACGCGATGGCCGGGACCGAGCTGCGGTTGAAGAAGGACGGGTCGAACGGCGTCTTCTCGAAGGCCGAAAGCACGGCAGACGCCGACGCCCGCGAGGCGCGTGAGATCGCCGACATCCTGGTCAGGGTGATGGGTGAGACCAACTGCAGGTCCATGACGCTCGCCGAGGCTGCGAAGGCGGTGTCAGGCCACGGGACAGCCATCATGCTCTTGCAGCAGGACGGCAACCATACGGGCGTCAAGGAGTGGGTCACGAAGCGGATTGCCGGCGCCGTGCGCGTCGGCAACGAGATGCTTCACTTCTCGGCGGATGGGCGCGTCACGCTTTCTTGAGCGCGACTTCGCCGCCGCAGGCCGCGTAGCCTGCGAGGTCGACCCAACTGTCCTTGTGGGTTGGATCGTTGCCGAGGCGCGCGACCTTCACCAGGGCGAGCATGATGGCCACGTCGACCGCCGTGATCCCGCAGGCTTCGCGGTTGCCAAGGTGCGACCGCCAGAGCGCCGCGATGCGGCCGAAGTTGTCCTCGGGCTTGCCGTAGTTGAGGCCGCGGTCGGCTACGGCCTGCTTGGCGTGGCCGAGGACGGCGTTGCGGTCGAACGCGCCTTGCGACTGCACGGCGAACATCTGGTTGCCTGGGATGTCTTTCGGGTCCATCACGCTCACAGTGCTCTCCGATAGTTGATGGCCTGTTGCAGGTCCGCGAAGCACGTCACCGCCTTGAGGGGGTTGTCTGTCTCGCGGGGGTCGATGACGGCCGCGACCGTCGCGCCGTAGCGCGAGGAGGCGAAGCCGAGCTTGGCGGAATAGCTGTCGAGGAACTTGTAGCCGCGCGCCCGCAAGGCCCAAAAGGTCTCGCCGGTGTCGGGGATCTCCTCGTGGTGAACGGCCCAGTCGTGCTTGTGGCCGCAGACGTAGATGGCGGCACCGCGGCGTTCCCGGGCCGTCCTCATGGCGGCGTGCAGCTTGTTGAACTGGGAGTGCCCCTTGAAGTCGTGAGCCGCCCACACGGGCACCTCAAGGCCTGTCGGGAACTCGACCGAGAACCTGGCCTGCCAGTCCTCCATGACGACCCCGCGGGTGTTCATGCCGCGCAGGATGTCGGCGCCGTTCTCCCACTCGTCGTGGTTCCCCATGACCCACACGAGCCACTGGATGCCGGCCTCCTGCATCAGCCACTTCGCCCGCTTCCTCGCGGTCGAGACGCTGGTGTCCTGGTTGGCGTAGAGCCGCATCAGCCGGCCCGTCCAGTTGTTCGTGGTGTCGCCGATGTTGACGGCGTAGACGTGCTCCTGCCGGAGGAGCTCGACGTGCTCGAGGAGCAGCGGCAGGTTGCAGCCGTTGTCGTCGATGTGAGGATCGCCCACGAAGGCCAGGACGATCGGCTCCTTGGTCTCGATGCGGATCGGCTGCCAGTCCCGGGCCTGCGCGTTCGCCAAACGCTTCTCGAAGCGGCGGGCTGCGAGCCGCAGCTCCTCCTCGGTCTCGATGTCGTCGGCCGGGATGTCGGAGAAGCGGATCTTCGGGCGCTGCGCCTCAGCGTACTCGACGGCCTTCCTGACCGTCTCCCGGTGGACGTTGAGCGCGAGCGCCGCGGCGTTGTTGCTTGGGAACTGCGACGCCTGCGCTGCGATTGCCATCCTCTCCGCGTGGGAGAGGGTCTTTCCGCGAGGGTTCATCGGCCACCGAGGGTTACGGGCAGCTTGGAGATGAGCCATGTGATCGCCGCGGCCACGCCGCCGATCAGCCCATACGCCACCCATGCAACTTTGGCTCCGCCGCGCACCTGCTCAACGAGGCCCTTGATCGTGGCCACATCCTCGCGGACGGCCTTGATGTCGGTCTTCATGTCCGAGCGGTCCTGATGGCTCCGCTCCTCCGCGTACTCAAGGCGGGCGAGCCGCTCGCGGATTTCCGAGAAATCGTCGTTCATTACCGGCGCCCGAACTTCATGAAGGGGAGGACTTCCTTGGCGGTGTGGCCGCCGTGGAACACGACCATCCAGACGGTCGTCACGGTGCCCCATGCCCCAATCAGTTCGGCCGGCGGGACGAGCGTCTTGACGCCCCAGTTCCCACCGAAAAGGCCGACCAGCACGATCACCGGCCACATGCCCCACACGACGACCTGGATGGCCACGCGCATGACCTGCCAGGCCGTGAAGCCCCGCTCGATCTCGGCGGCCTGCGCGTCGCTGGCGCGCTGCGCTTCAAGCATCCAGAGCGGCAGGAGCTTCGCCGCGTCGGCCTCGGCTTGCGCCACGCCTGCAGGGTTCGTCGCCGCAGCCGCGCCGACCTCGGCGGGGGTCGGCTGCGAGCCAAGCGTGTCGGCGAGGATCTCGATGGCCTTGCCGGCGAGGAGCCCGCCGGGCCCGCCGATCATGCCGCCGAGGATGGGGGCGCCTGCCTTGGCGAGCTGCTTGGCCAGTTGCTCGAGCGGGTTCATGCGTCCACCTCCGCGGCTACGCGCTGATAGGCTTCCTTGACCGCCAGATCGTTCCGCTCGCGGTGCCAGAAGTAGAAGGCGAGGACCACGAGGGCGGTGACGACAACCGCGCTCACGGCCAGGAACGCCGGGTCGAGGGACACGACCGGCACGGCGGCCGACGAGCCGGCGGCGCCGCCACCCGCCGCGACTGATTTCTGGTCGGCCTTCCTTGCGTCGGCCCGGGCGCGCTCGGCTTCGGCGGTCGCGGCCTCGCGGACCTGCGTCGGCGTCTGGCCGAGAGCGCGCCGCGCCATGGCCTCGCCGCGGGCGCGGATGTCGGCGACGCGCCGCGTCCAGCCCTTGCCGAACGTCGACCACGTACCGAGGGCGCGGAGGAAGCCCATGCGAATGTCGCAGATGTTCCGCACGGTGACCACCGGGTCCGCGTTGCGGGCGCGGGCGTACCACTGCTTGGCCCTCGCGGGGCCGCTGTTCACGGCGGGGTCGAAGACTGCGAGGTCGACGCCGGTCGTCAGGCTGTCACCGCCCACGACGTCCCAGTAGTTCTTGCGGTAGATCGGCTTGACGTCGGCGAACGTCAGGGCGCGGACTTCGGCTTTCGTGACAATGCGACCGCGCCACGCGCGAAGAGTGCCGATCGTGACACCAAGATTAGTGGCGCCACCTGGATCGCGCGGGTGATCGACGTAACCGCCTTCATGCTTGAGGACAATAGCCAGGCATTGGTCGAAATTGCCGGCGGCCATTCGGCACTCCTCTCGCTCAGAACAATGCGCCGGGCGAAGTCGGGGACTGCGACGGCGAGGAGCCCGGCATACGCAAGGACGAAGAGCACGAGAGCTACGTCCTCGACGTGAAAAGGCATCATCGCCTCCGATAGCACCTATGCTACTTTGTGCCCGTCATAGTGGCAGAAGTCAATCCCACCCGCGGTCTGCGTAGAAGATGTACTCCCAACTCGTGCGGGTGATGGACTGGATCACGCCGGTCGTCCTGACCGGGATGATAAGCGTGGTGCCGTAGACTACCTGCGCGGAGTTGCGGCCCGTCACCATCCCGAGCGGGGTCTGGTTGTTGCTCGTGTTGTCGCCGAAGGGGCGGAGAACATCGCCGGGCGAGTACCCGTGCTGCGTCGTCACGTTGGCGATCATGAGATCGAAGAAGTCAGGGCGCACGCCGATGTTGTGGCTGAATGTCGTGATCGTCCCGCCAGCCGGGATGGCCGTCTGCGCGGAACGCGATTTACCCTCGAAGGCGTAGGCCACGGTCGCAGTGACGGCGGAGCCAGACGTGGTGCATTCGCCGACGAAGACGGCGTAGACCTTGTTCGCGGCGCTGCCGTCGCCAAGATACATGGTTCGGTTGCCGATGACGTAGGTGTACTGGCCGTTGGTCGTCGAAGGCACGCCGCCGCGCTGGTAGACCGGCGCGGTGGTGGTCGAGAACGGCGTGGCCGTGCCGTTGGCGTCGATCGTCAGGCCGAGGAAGACGGTCGACGACGAGGCCAGGGGAGACCATGTGATGTTGGCGGTGATGGACGCGGTGCGCCCGCCGCGGCCCTGCGACGCATGGACGACGAGCGGGTCTCCCGCCGTGATGTTCTGTGTCTGGAGCAGCAATGAGGCCGAAGTGGCCGGCAGGAAGTTCGGGTTGTTGTCGTTGCCTTTCGGGCCCATCTGCGCGCACTGCGAGCGGAAGGCGCGGTTGGCCTCGATGGCCGCGCTGACGTCGGAGGTCGTCGGCCCCGTGTTGGCCACCGTGATCGTGTCGCCGGCGTCGTTGACAGTGACCGCGATGTTCGTACCGGCGACGAGCGCGGTGCCGATCGTGTCGCGCGCAGCCTCGGCGAAGTCGGAGATGTCAGTGCTGGCGGCGGCGGTCCAGCCGAACGCCGCGGCGCCGGTAGCCTTGAGGAACTTGCCCGCGTCGCCTGCGAGTGGGGAGGGGACGTTGCCGGCGGCGGCCACGATGGCGGAGATGTCGGCCACGCGCGCCGCGTCGGTCTGCGCAGTCGGGGCGCCGAGATTGGAGATGCGGTTGCCGTTGGCCGCGTAGGCGCCCGAGCCGTCGACGTCAGCGGCGCCGAGGGTCGGCGAGCGCCCAATGTTCTCGGCGATCTGCTGCGCCATCATGGTCAGCTTGTCGAGAGAGGTGTCGAGCACGTCCTCGAGGATCGTCTCGTTGTTCTGCGTGTCGACCGTCTGCGTCAACGGCACGTCGCGCAGGAGGAGAACGACAGCGCCGTTGGCCGGCGCGGCCGAGAATGTCACGGTGCCCCCGGTCGCATCGCCGACGCCGCTGACCGCATAGCCCGACGCCTGCAGCACCGCGTTCACGTAGACCTTGAGGTGCGACGCATCCAAGATGCGGAACGGGTAGGCGAAGGCGAGGGTCGCGCCGTTGCCGGTGTAGGAGATGCGGCGGGTCGTGGTGCTGACGGCCATAGGGCTACCTCATGTAGGGGCTGTCGCCGGTGAACATCTGGATGGCTTCACGGGCCCCGACGTAGGAGCCGAACGGGATGAGGCCGACGGCCGCGTTGACCTGCGCCTTCTTCGGGTCTTCGCCAGCCGCCAAGCCGAACCCCGCGCCGAGCGCGCGGGCCAGTTGGGTCGGCAGGCCAGCGGAGGGGCCGGCAGCGGCGGCGAGGAAGTCGCGCTGCGCGAAGCGCGTGGCGTCGCCCTGCTGGCTGTCGCCCGGGAAGGCGGCGGTCAGCGGCGTCTTGACCGGGTTGAACGGGTTGCCGGTCAGGCGCGCAAACTTGTCGACCGTGTCGGCCGCCTCGAACATGAGCGGGAAGATGCCCGAGCGGTCGAGACCTTCGCCGATGAGGAAGCCCGGGTTCTCGGCCGAGCGCTTCCACTTCTCCAGCCGGTCGGCGCCGCCGCGCACCGCCTGCAGGTAGGAGGCCAGCGCGCCCACGGCGGTCATCGCGGCCATGCCGGCCACGAAGTTCGACTTGTCCTCCTGCATCCCGCGCAGCATGACGCGGGTGTTGGCGGCGATGTTGTAGCCGCGGAACTGGAGGAGGAGCTGGCCGATCGGCGTGTTGGCGAAGAGCGGCTTGTCGCCGACCGACGAGCGCACAACAATCGAATTGACGTCCTTCGTCACGGCGGCGCGGTAGGCGCGCACGGCGTTCTCGTCGGTCCACCTTTCGGTGTTGGCGACGTGGACGCCGTCGAGCACCTCGCCGTGCGCCTTGAACTGCTGGCCGATGCGCTCGGCAAGGCCGTCGCCGATGTCGAGGTAGGCGAGAAAGCGGCGGTCCTCCTGCCCGAGCGCGCCGCGCAGGATCCGGTTCTGCGAGAGAACCGAGCCAATGGCCTCGTTCATGTCGGTGATGAGCGCGATGCCGTTCCACCGCGTCGCGGTCGTCGAAGCGTTCCGCATGAACCGCTCGAAGCCCGTGTTGCGCTGGTAGGGGTCGCCGATCTCGGCCATCGACATCATGCGGTGCTGCAAGATGCGCTCTACAACGAGGCCCGCTTGTTGCGCCTCTGCAACCGACAGCTTCACGGCGGCCATGTTCTTGACGAGCGGCGCGATGCCTTCGCTCATGTAGGTTCCGAGGCCATGCACCATGGCCGGGCGGAAGACTTCGGTCAGGTTGGCGATGAGCACGCCGCCCATCAGGCGCAGGTAGTTGAAGGTGCGCAGGGCGCGCGAGACCTTGGCGAAGTTGCTGCTGTTCTCGGCGGCCTTGTAGGTGCCGCGCAGGAGATCACGCACGGCGGCCACGTCGTTGATCGCGCCCTTCATGTCGTCGTCGAGCCAGGCGAGGATGCGCTCCTTGGCAGGGCGCGCGCCGGCGAACTCGCGCAGGCTTTCCATGGCGCCGGGCGTCTTGCCGACGACGGCCATGGCCTCTGCGGGCGTCGCGGCTGCCTCGACCTCGGCGCGCAGCCGGGCGTAGTCCTGCCGGATCGCCTGGATCTGGTCGCGCATGTCGGCCTTGCCGAAGCGGCGGGTCAGCGCGGTCTCGGCGGCCATCGTGCGGGCGTAGCGTTCGGCCACCTCGCGCACGTTGGAGACGAGGAACTCCTCGATGATCTTGTCGGGGATGTTGAAGGTGCGGTCCTTCATCGGCCCCTTGGTGATGGGCGTGGCGTACTGCGGCAGCGCCGAGCCGTCGCCGTAGTTGCGGCCGAGGATCTTGTCGGTCACGTCGTCGGCGATCTGGCGCGCAGCGTCGGTGAAGCGCGCGGTGCCCGCCGCAGCGTCGACGCCCTCGCCGAGGGTCTTGACCTCCCACCTGTCGTAGAAGCCGCGCTCCATGGCCGCGCGCTGTTCGGCGATCTGCGCGACCCGGTCGTCGATCTTCTTGGGGTCGAGGGCCTTGAGCCTGTCGAGGAGGCGCTGCCCGCGCTCGCCCTTGGCAAGCGCAGCCGCCGAGACCTGCTGGACTGCGCGGTCGACGGCGCCCTTGATCTCGCCGAGGGTGGCCACGGGGTCGAAGTTGTCGAGCCGCTCGAGGCGCTGCGCGATGCGCGTCATCTGCTCGGCGCGCTTGGCCTGCAGCGCCGCATCCTTCTCGAGCCGCTTGGCCACGGCCTTGTCGGTCTGCTCCTCGAGGACCTGCTGCGGCGTGCGGACAGTCGAGGCCTTGTCGCCCTCGGCGGCCTGCCTGGTGCGCAGCGTCTCGATTGCCTTCCTCGTGGCCTCTGCGGACTTGTCGGCGCGGCGGGCGGCGTCGTTGAACGCCTCGACGAGGCGGGTCTTCTCGGCGTCGAACTTGGCGGGGTCGAGCCGCGCCGCGTCGCGCTCGAATTTCCGGCCGCGCTCGATCAGCCGCTCGATGTTGCGGACGTTCTGCTCTTCGAGGTCGACGAGCTGCTGCGCGATCCGCTCGGAGCGTTCGGTCAGGCCGGCGTAGTTGAAGTTGAGGGTGTCGCGCCTGCGGCGGAGTGACGCACGCTCGCGGCGGTACGCCACCAGCTCCTCGCCGCCCTCGGCCTTGAGCCTCGCGATCTCCTCGCGCGCCGCCCGCGCAGCGTCCCGGTCGCCGCGCTTGGCGGCGGAACGGGCGCGCTCCTGCAGTTCGGTGATGCGGCCAAGCCTGTCGATCTGGTCGACGTTCGCCGCGTCGAGCGCAGCGCCCCTGGCCTCGATCTCGTTCATGAGCTGGACGCGCTGCTCGGCCGGCGCGCGCAGATCGGCCACCTCCTGCTCGAGCTGCGAGACGCGGCCCCGGAGAGCCTCGGCGTTCTTGGCGAAGTCCTCCTGGATCTGCCGCTCAAGGTGCGGGACGATCGTCTCTTTCCAGCGCGCCTCCTGCGCGATGATGAGGTCGCGGTTGTACATGCGCGAGAAGTAGGAGGCGGCCGTCTCCGTCGTGACGTCGGCCGGCAGGAGGCCAAGCTCGATGGCCTCCTTCTTGAACGGCTCGAAGACGCGGGCCCGCCAGGTCTGCGCGGCGCGGGTCACGTACTCGTTGCCGTCGACAGCCTGGTCGCCGTTGCGCAGCGCGTAGCCAATCTGCTGCTCGAAGTCGACGCGCGAGACGTTCGTGCCGGCCTTCCGCATTTCGGAGAAGAGCTGGTCGTGCTCGGTGACGGCCTGCGCCATGCGGGAGCGGTAGGCCACGTCGGCCAGGGTCTCGGCCGCGCCGCCGGGCGTGATGGAGACGCCGCGCTCGTGGGCGCCCTGGTAGAGGGTGTTCTGCGCCGCGCTCTGCGTGACCTCGCGGGCCGTAGGGCTGGCGCGGAAGTTGGCGCGCAGGTTCGGGTTGAGCCACTTCATCGCGTCGGCCACGGTGCGCGCCGCGCCGCCCGCGACCGTCAGGTCTTCGACGCCGAGCTTGTCGACGGGAGCCGCGCCGGCGGCCTGCGCCTCGCGGTAGATGGGCGGTACGCCCGTCTCGTCGGGGTACATCTTGGCCAGCGCGTTCGTCGCAGCTTCGCGCTCGCGGGACGACATGCGCGCCGCAATGCCGCCGCCGAGAACGGCGCCGAGGATTGCGCCGCCGCCGACGGCGATGACGCTCTCGGCCAGGGGCCTCGTCTCCTGCGTGGCCTGCAGGATGCCCTCCTGCGCGGCCACGCCGGCGCCAATGGCAGCACCGCCGAGCAGGGCGGAACGCACGACATCAAAGCCGCCCTTGGCGGTGCGCACGGCCCCGCCACCCGGCAGCAGGACGGTCGGGTCCAGCACGCCGGCGCCCATCTGCGCGAAGGTCCCGAACCAGCCAGCCGCGTCGAGCGTCTTGCGGTCGTCCTCCTCCATGTCGATCTGCTGCCGCAGCGCGAGCGCCCTGCGTGAGTTGTTCACCTCGACGAAGGACTGCCAGTGCCGCTCGTACTTCGTGCCCCTGATGCTCTCCCAGGCGTTGAAGCCGGGCTCGGGCTCGTTGGTGTCGGTGAACTTGCGGGCCAGCATGGACCCGATGATGTTGTCCTGCCGGAAGGCAGCGCCGAGCACCGAGCCTTCGGGGGGCGCTTCTGCCACGGACGGCAGCGGGAGAGGCTGGCCCGGCTGGTTGATGGTCTGGAAGCCGAACTCGGAGAAGCGGCGCTGGTAGAGATCGTCCTCGAAGCCCATTACTCGGGCCTCCGTGTGCGGCTGCGGGTTGACGTCCCGTCGGGGTTAAGCCCGAGGTTTCGGCGCATGGACTGGCGGAACTCGTCGACGGTCGGCTTCCACGGCACTGCGACGCCTTCCGGGTTCTGGTAGCCAGGGCGGACCTCGCCGGGCGCGGGCGGGCGCGGGTCGGTCGGCAGCAAGTCACCCGTCATCAGGCGGCGGCGCATGTTTTCCCGATCTGACCACGCCTGCGGGTCCTGCCCGGCCGGAGCCTCGGCCGGGGTGACGGGCCTGATCGGGCTGGCGCGGAAGCGCGCCTCACGTTCTGCGGTCGTCGCGGCCGTCGCGGCGGCGGGGTCGGCTGACCACGGGCGGGCCATCGTCGAGTTGGGGCTGAGGACCGGCTCGTACCGCTGCTGGCCGGTCGCGTCGGTGAACCGATGCCAGATCTCGTAGGGCGGGCGGTCGCCGGCGCGCCACCGCTCCGACGTGATGCCGAAGGGGATCGGGACGAGGGTGATGTCCTCGGGCTTCACGGCGCGGCCGGTGGCCGACTGCACCGCGGCGGCGGCCTGCGCGTACACGTAGGCGTGCGACTTGTTGCCGTCGGCGTCCTCGACGGCCGGGTAGGACCGCTCGGGCGGGAAGCGCATGATGCGCCCGTTCGACACGCCGTAGAGCCGCTTCACCTCGTTCTGCGCGTAGGTCAGCGCCGCCGAGCGGTCGCCGAACTTCTGGTAGTGCTCCTCCGCGGCCGAGACGTAGTCGGACATCAGGGCGTTGCGCTCGCGGGCGCCGATCGGCATTTCACCGCGGCCGCCCGGGAGCCAGCCGTTCGTGTCGAGGATGCTGCGGATCGTCGAAGTCTGGTCGCGCTTCGTCAGCTCGTCGCGGAAGCGCTTGGCGTCCTCGTCGCGCACCTGCCGCGCCGCCTGCGCCTCTGGCCGGTTCATTTCGGCGATGGCGCGCACGGCCTCGTCGGCTGTCTGGCCACGGCGTTCGACCCGGTCGAAGAACAGCGCGGCCGCCTGCTCCAATTCCTTGCCGCCGTCAACCCCCGCGAAAGCGTTGGGGTTGGCGCGGAGCATCGACGCGGCGATCTGGTAGGCAGCGCCCATGCGCTGCGGGTCGGTCGACTGCATGGCGCCGCGCAGCGCCTCGGCGCCCGGCTTGGCCAGGATGCCGGTCTGCTGCCAGACCTGGAAGGCGGCCTGCGGCACGTTGTTGCCGTTCACCTTGGCCAGCGCCCACACACCGGCCTCGGCCGACTTCTTGTCTTCGGTGTCGAGCGGGTTCCACTGCCGCCCGGCAGCCACTCCCGCGTTGAACTGGTTGGTGTAGTAGTCGCGGCTCTCCTGCTGCGCGACGAGGTCGAGCGCGCGCTTGTAGGAATTGAAGTCGGTCAGCTCGCCGCGGTCACGGGCGGCCACGACATCGGCGCGGCCTGCCTTCCCGTCCACGATGGCGGTCATAAGTTGGTCGAGGCGCTGCTGCTGCTGCTGGTTCATGAGGGCGTCGCCCTCGGTCTGGCGGCGGGTGGCCTCTCGGACTGCCTGGTCGCGGAACTGCGCCTGCTGCTGGAAGGGAACCTGCGCGAAGTCCTGCGAGGGCGCGGCGGTCGGCGTGCCGGCGTTGGCGAACTTCCTCGTCTGGACCTCGTAGACTTCGGCCAACGTCCGCGGCGTGCCGTCGGGGCGGTAGAAGACCCGCCCGTTGGAGTTGGCCGCCTCGCCGAAATAGCGGTCGGCGGGGTCGTTCGGCGTGCGCTCCATCTGACGGATGAACTGCACCGCGCCACCAACCCCCATGAAGTGGGCGAGGTAGGCGTTACGCGCGGTCGGCTGGACCCCCTCTTTCGCCAGCGCCGCCATGTTCTGGCGGGTGAAGAGATCCATGAACTTCTCTTGCTGGTCGGGGTCATAGCGCGGGTCGTCCGCCGGAGGCTCGCCCTGCACGCGCCCGTTCACCACTCGGCGGTTGTCCGTCGTCGGCCGCAGCCCTGCCGCCCGGCCTTCGGGCGAGTTGGCCACCGTGTTCCAGGTTCCCGCGATGGGTTGGTAGCGCCCGACCGCAGTAGACGCAGTGTTGGCCGCGCGGTCGTTGCCAGAGCTCTCCGCCTGGCGGGCTGTCGCGCGGTAGGGGGTCGTGCCGCCGAGAGCCGCAGCGGCCGCCGCGGGGTCCTGCTGGATCGTCCCCATCAGCTTCGCAGTCTGAACGTCCTGCTCCCACTTCGCGCGAAGCTGGACCTTCGTCGGCTCGGGCAGACCCGTCGCGTTGATGATCTCGAGGCCACGGGCCCGCTCGCGCTCGGCCACCGCGGGGTTGGCGGCCACGGCGTTGAGGATCGGCGTCTGCTGCGTTGCGAGCGTCGTGCCGTAGTGGTTGTCGCGCACGCCGAGCTCGGCGGTCAGCGCGCCGCGGGTGAAGTTCTGCCGAAGCTGCGCGATGCGCTGCTGCCACTGCGCCCGCTCGGTCGGGTCGGTCACGCCGGCGAGGAGCTGCTGCGCCTGCGCGTCGTGCTGCGCCATGAAGGACTTGGTGAAGTCGCGCCCGTCACCGGCGGCGGCGCGCTGCGCTTCGGCCAACCGCTGCTGCTCGCGGGTCTCGAAGTCGGTGAGGGCGGTGAGGCGGTTGAAGTTCTCGCGCTGCTTGTAGTCGGCCTGGAAGATGGCGGCGGCCTTCTGCATCTCGCCGCCGGCGACGCCGAGCGCGCCCGCGATCTGCCCGCCGAAGTCGTTGGCGGAATAGTCCCGCTGCTTCATGTCGATGTCGGGGAGGTCGTTCCTCTGCGCCGACTGCGCGATCTGGACGATTTGGGCCATCAGATTGACCTACGGAAAGAAGCGAGGTTGAGCGGCCCACTGGTGCCGCTCACGGCCAGCGACGAACTCGTGCCGCTGCCGAACGTCTGGTAGCCCTTGGCGAGGCCGGAGAAGAGATTGGTGCCGGCGCCGATGATGCCGCCGATCATTGCGCCCTGACCCTGCGCGCGGGCCGCCGACGCCTCGTTGCGCAGGCCGGTGGCGCGCGACGACCCGTCGTAGATGGCCGTCAGGTAGTCCATGTTGCCTTGCGCTTCGGCCTGCCCGAGCAGGTCGCCGACCGAGCCGGACAGCTCGAAACCGTTCTGCTGCGCGCCGGCTCGGCTGGCTGCGAGGGTCTGCTTCGTGCGGCGGGAGACCTCGGAGGCCTTGAGGGCGGCCTGGTCCTGCGCCTGGACGGCCTGCATGTCCTTGAGCTGCGCCGTCGCGTTGGCGGCGTTGCTCGCGGCGATGCCGCCAAGGATCGACGAGCCGGCGCCGAGCACCGCGCCCGCCGTCTGTAGCATGGGAGCCATCGAAGCGAAGGCGGCGCCGATCGCGGGGAGGAACGCCATCAGCCCCTCCGAACGCGGGCGTAACGGGTGAAAGTCAGCCCGTTCCAGTAGTTCTGCATGTCGCCTTCGGCCTCGAAACCGAGCATCGCCATCCACCTGTGCCCTTCATCATGGCCCTCGAAGACAACGGCCTCGAGGCGCTCATGCTTGACGAGCTGCAAACCGCGCAGGACTGCACGGTGCATCAATAGCATATCAGCACCAATGCTACCAGAGAGAAGCCCCCACAACTCGCCGCGACCGGGCCAATGTTCCATAACGCCGCCAAGGGCGACGATCTCGCCGTGCCTCACACACGCGAGCGCGCTGCCGCGGGAGATTGCGAAGGCCAGCGCCTCTGGCGTGGGCTTGTGGCCGGCAAGCACCTGTGTCGGCTGGAGCCGGATCGTGTTGGCCATCCAGGCCTGCGCCGGCACGAAATCAATCATTGACCTGCTGCTTGGGCCGGATGGCCACGACAGTCATCGGGAGCGGCTGGTTCTGCTCGACGCACACATAGCCGTCGGTGTCGTACCGGGCGGGCATGGTGAACTCGATGTCGCCCGTGAACAGGCTCGGCGCGGCGCCGACGGGCGTCGCGGGGGAGCGGTACTTGAGCGGGTCCATCGTGCTGAATGACGGGCCGACGCGCCCGCCGAGCGTATCCTTGAAGCGGAGCATGAGCTCGCTCGTCGAGCGGGTGCGCCCCTGCCCCGAGCCATTCTGCGCGCCGGCCTCGGGCCTCATGGGCTGGAGCCGCGAAGCGTAGCCGAAGCCGGCGTGGACCTTGGAGGCCGAGCGCGTGAGGGTGATCTGCCCGCCGGTCACGACGCAGTCGGCGTGCGGGCTCCCGTCGGCCAACACCTGGACCGTCGCGCCTTCGAGATGGTCGAGGCCGGCGACGCTCGTCACCGGAACGCCGGAGTAGGTCAGTCCGCTGTCGACGAAGAAGGCGTCGCGGATGTCGGTGTTCGCGAGCCGGTAGTCCTCCATGATCTCGACGTAGCGGACGGTCTGGCCGTTGATCGTGCGCTTGCAGACCAGCCACAGGTCGTCGCGGGTGTTGTCGGGCTTGGGGATGACGGCGGCGGTCTCGACGACGGCGCCGCCGCCGATCTCGCAGGGGGCGAGGGCGATCACGCCGCGCTCGCGGTTGTAGATCAGGAGCGCCAGCTTGCCATTGGCCAGCGGGCACCACATCGCGTTGTCGGGCTCCTGCTGGAAGTCCATGTCGACGATGCCGGCCTCGACGACGTGACGCGACAGGACGGAAAGCTCTTCGGCCTTGTAGCGTTCGATCTCGTAGGAGTAGCGCAGTTCGCGGATACCCTGGCCGGAGCGGGGGACGAAGAGCGTTGCGCTCTCGACGGCCACCGGCGCCAGGTGGCGGGAGCCGTACTGCGTCTGCGGCGTGCGCTTGGCGTTGTCGGCGGCGAAGACCTGTTGCGTCGTCTGCTCGGAGATCGACAGCTCGTTGCGCGCGGTGCCGAGCAGGAGATCCTTGACCTCTGTCTGCCAGCGGAAACTTTCGACCTTGTCGGCGCCGACCGTCAGCTTGATCGCCGTCTCCTTGGTGACGTCGCGCCCCTCGAAGGGCGAGAAGTCATCGAAGCCACCGACGACCGACATGAACACGGTGCGACCGCGGGTATAGACGAGGCGCTCGCGGAAGAAGCCGACGGTGGTGGGCCAGCCCGCGTCCGAATTGAACGCGCCGAACGCCCACCTCTTGGTCGAGGTGGAGCCGTCGAAGCCGGCCGCCGTGATGTCTCCGGGGATACGGCTGAGGACGGTGATGTTGGCCACGGTGTCGGAAGTGAGACTGTCGATCCGCGCCACGCCCCAACCTGAATGCAGGTACTTCCACTTCACAGCCCCGTCGTTGGCGATGCCCCGGAGGTGGACGGGCGGGGACGCGCCGGTCGTCGCCGCGTTCTGGCTCTCATAGACGTTGCCCTCGTAGCGCCACACCACGTTGGCGCCGACCGCCTTGTTCGTACCCCACGCCGGCGGCAGGGACGGGTCGTCCGTCTCCAGGTAGATGATGGACCCGACGTGGTAGCTCTGGAACGTCGCGACGGAGGCTGTCAGCGTGCCGGTGCCAGTGGCCACGCTGGCCTGCATGGTGACGGTGTTGGTGGGGTCGACGTCGTCAAACGGCCCGGTCGTGAACGCGACGGCGGTCAGCGTCCAGTTCGTGGCGCCAAGCCTCGTCAGCTTGTAGGGGGCGACGGCGCCGGTGTAGTGCGTGATCCACATGACGTCGCCCGACTGGACGACGCGCAGCGCGAAGGTCCCGTCGGTGGTGGTGAGGTCGTCGAGCGTCCACGGAGAGGCCAGTTCGTAAGGGGCGCCACCGTCGAGGAGCTGGCCGCGGTTGACCCAGAAGCGCAGGTAGAGCTGGCCGAACTCGAGCACGTAGGACTGCGAGGAGGAGAACTCGAAGGACTGGAACCAGACCTTGCCGTTGTCCTTCGTGGCGCCGCGGTAGAGCGTACCGCCGCGCCTGACGGCGGGCCCGCGCACGGAGGGGATAAAATTGAAGAGGGTCTTGCACCCTGTGAAGTATTTCTCCTGATCGGTGCGCCCATCCAGTTCGGAGGACAGCTCCCCCGCGTTGAAGGCGTTCCACATCGGGGCGACAAGGGCCATCAGATCCCCGCGAAGCGCGCAGTCAGCCAGGACCCGTCAGCCACAGGGACCGGCGGCAGTTCGATCGCATTGCAACGCTTGGCCTCACGCAGCGCGTCCTCATATTCCTTCATGAGGATCTGCTTCTTCGTGCCGCTGCCCTTGGTCAGGGTCTCGCAGGCCTCGGAGGCGAGGCGGCAGGAGAACGCCTCGACGAAGCTGGCGTCCCACGTCTCGACCTCGGACGACACGTCGCGGATGTAGCGCAGCTTGAGCGGGGCGGCGAAGTCGGTGAGTAGGGTGCGGCCTTCGATCTCGAAGGGCACGACCTCCTCCTGCGTGGCTTCGCGGAAGAGGGCGAAGTCCCAATAGTCGTTGACCTGGACGACGCGCAGGAAATCGGAGGGAAGCTGGAAGGCGCGCACCCACCCGAAGGCCGGGGCGGTGGAGAGGGCGGCGAGCGACGCGCGGGCCTTCGCGAACGACCAGATTTGTGAGCGCAAAGTCGTTCGGGCCAGGTCGTCGAAGATCGACGCCATCACCCGCGCCGGCTCACTCTCTTCCGTCTCGTCAGCGATGCGCTCGCGGCCGAGTTTGATGAGAGCGCGGTTCATGACGGCGGTGCGGTTGGCCATAGTCCCTCAATGTAGCATGTATGCTATTCAGCCATCAAGCTGGCGCGCTCCCTCTTGCGCCTGCGGCGGCAACCGGGCATAAATCACCGAGGGAAATGCAACCGGAGAAGAGTCATGCCGGTCGGGTATCTGATCTTTGGCGGGCTGTTGTGCTTCGCCGTATCTGCCGTCACTGTCCTTGGGGAGCGGCCCGGTCGGCCGGCGCATCTGACGCGGCGGGTTTTCGCCGCGGCCGGGACCGGGTGTTGGGCGCTGGCGGTTTCCATCCTGATCCTGCGGATCCCCTGATTACTCCTCGACGATGTACTCGACGTGGAAGTAGCTGCCCTGCGAAGCCTCGCCGGCCGCAGTGTTGTCGCCGCCACCGCCACCGCCGCCGCTGTCGCCTTCGCCCGCGCCTTCACCGCCTGACGTGCCAAAGCCTGTTTCGCCGAAGCCGGAGCCGAGGTTGAACTGCGTGACGCCGACGCCATCGGGCCAGTAGTCGGAGCCGCCCTGGTCGACGGTCGTCGTGGCGATGTTGCCTCCGCGCCCGCCACGCCCGGCCGCCGTCGTGCCGCCTGCGCCGCCTTGCCCCGCGCCGAACTGGATCTGCACGCCGCCGAGCGTGTCGGGGAAGTCAACGGTGGCGAGGGATGGGGTCGTGCCCACGGTGCCGTTGCCGGCGCCATTGCCCGCGCCGCCTGCCGCGCCCGCGCGCGTGACGAAGGAGAGGGAGATGCCGCCGAGCTCCGAGATCCAGTCGAACTCGAAGAAGCCGCGGGCGCCGGAGCCGCCGCCGCCGCCGCCAAAGCTGGTCGATCCGCCACCGCCACCGCCGCCGGGCCCCTGGCCGTAGATGACCAATTCGACCACGTTCATCGGCAAGGTCATTGTTTCGGTCGTGGCCGTCGCGCCATAGTTGGTCTTCGTCACCGTGCGCTTCAACGCGATCGGCGCGACCCAAACGTCCTCGCTGTTGTCCCACATGAGCGCGACGGGGCTGTTGTTCTGCAGGTCGTTAGCGGCCAGGTCCTTGTAGAGCGAGCCATTGACGCCGGAGCCATTGGCCAGCGTGCCGTGCGGGACCGTGAAGGCGGTGGCGTTGCCTGCCGAGCCGTGGTTGTGCTTGAAGTTGATGGAGTTGCCGGTCAGGAACAGGAGCGGCTGTGTCGACGGGCTGTCGTAGACGCGCCCGCCGGGCATGTAGGCGCACAGCCCGTTGCCGGTCTGGAAACGGCGCAGTTCGCGCGAGTTGGACAGGTCGATGTAGCCGTCGTCGAACAGGACGTGCGCCAGATCGCCGTTGAGGTGCTGCGTGTTGTTGTCGGCAGCGATGTCCCACCGGGTCGCGGTGTAGTCGATCGTGTCGTTCGTCGCGGTCGGGCTGGCCTGCTTGTCCGAGACGCCGTTGACGTAGATGTGTGTCGTCCCGGTGGCCAGGTCCCAGGACGCCGTGACGGTGATCGCGTTGTTCGCCGAGGTGTAGGCGGTGTTGGTCCGCATATCGAGGATCAGCGACCCGGCCGCGTTGTAGCCGAGGAAGCGGATCTTGTTGTCGGTGCCCTTGAAGACCTTGAAGCGGCCGTTGCCGTTGGCGATGATCGTGGTCGCGGTCGCGTCGTTACCGCGGAAATCGACGACGAAGTGCAGGAGGCCTTCCTTGCCGTCGGCGATGCCGGTCAGGTCCGCAGCCCGCGAGATCCACGTCGCGCCATCGAACCGGGTGGTGTTGATGCCGTAGCGGGATTTGAGGCGCTTACGGATCGGCGCGGTGACGCCGTCGATCGTGGCGGCCACCGGGCCGGTGTTGGCGGCGTTCGGCGTGTAGGCCTCGACCCCGCCGCCGGATTGCTCAACCCACGTCCCGTCAGCGCAGAGAACCTTCACCGCAGCCGCGTCGCCGGCGGCGGGAGCGGGCACGAGGCCTTTCACGCCGCCCGCGCCGCTGTCGCCCGTGAAGGCGTTCATGATGGCGGTGGCCTGCGCGGCGGTCAGCGCGGTCGGGGCGCCGGTGCCCGCGCTCGCCGCCCGGCCGATCACAGTGGACTGCGCGAGGTCGGCCATATGCGACAGGGTGACGGAGCCGGTCGGGACGGGCGCGCCTTCGGTGCGCA